TTTTTAATTTTGTTTTTTTTTAATTTATCCATTATGAATTTCTCCCATATGCTCTACCACCGCCTTTTAGTGCTAGTTTAGGTTTACTTAATTTATCTACACTTCTATCTACAATAGCTTCAGTTGTAGTTAATTTTGGAGAACCTCCCTCGTCTATAACAGATTGTATAGTATTTTTAAAATTTTGTGTTACATCACCTAATACAGGTTTTTTACCTATAGGTATTTTTTTAAAACTTTTTCTCTTTCCACTTTCTGAAATTAATGTACTTCCTATTCTAGTAGATTTAGGTTTTTCTTTAAGTTTTTCTCTAATAATTTTATCTTTTATAGGATCACTTCTTTTGCCTTTTTTTCTTTTTATTGTACGTTTTCTTTTTATTTCAGCCATTTTTTAATACCTCTAACTCCATTAGGAGTTGTTGTTTCTTGTTATTTATTATTCCAAGCTTACGTGCCTTGATACCTATAATATCATTATCAGTGTATGTTGCAAGTGTCTTATCTGCATAAATTAACCGATTATCTATAAGGTTTAATTGATCTAAATATATGTCTTTTGGTACATAAAATGCAACATTGTATGAGTCTAATGATAGTTGATCTTCTACCATTGCATCCATTTTTATTAAATTTTTAAGTTGTAAATTCTTTAATGGGTTCTTAACTTTCTCATCTACCTTAGCCATAACTTTTGCTAACTCGGGTTTGACAGTTTTTTTCGATTGTACTTTTTTTTGTTTGGCATCCTTTGGCTTTTGAACAGTGGATGTTGCAGGACCCTCGCTAGTAGGTTCCTCTTCTTCGGGTTCTTTGTTCTGTTCTGGCTCATTCTTTTCTTCTATCATAGCCGGTTCTTCTTTGCTAGCCGTTGCTGCCATTTCCATTGGTCCTTGTTCCGTGGGCCCTGGTGCTTCTTCCTTGTTAGATTTTTCTTCAATCATGGGTCCAGCAGACATCGCTTTAGGTTCTTCTTCCGGTGGTTCTTCCATGGCTTCCATAAAACTCATACCTTCTTCTTGTACCATAGCAACCATTTCTTCTTTTAATGTCTCAATTGGCATCTCTTCTATAACACTTCCAAAAGCTTGTTGCACCATCGATGATCCCATAACGATTGCACCAGTTTCTTTAGAAGCTATTTCAAACGTTAAACCAGTCTCTTCTAAATTAACTTCTAATCTTGTACCCTCTTCTAACTTACCTGTTAGTCTAAACTCTTCTTCTATTTTAGATTCTAATCCAGATATAATGTCATAGATTTCATTTTCTGTAAGTTCCGTTGTATTTAATGCTTCGTTAATATCTTCTATCTCTTGTGTTGATAATGGTTCGTGGTCATCAATTGGAAAGTCTAATAAAAGTTTAGCACCTAAAAGATTAGGTCCACGATTTGATGCACTTGTGCTCAGTGATCCATCATAACCTTCCCAATACCACTCGTAACTTGCACCACCTGTACCATTGTAGACTAGGTTGTCCTGAAATTGTCTGCTGTTAGCGTTGTACCCTGCATCTTCTAATCTTGTTGTTGTCATTTGTGCTAATGTATTGCCTTGTGCATCTTTAATTTTTATATGTAATTTGTAACTATCATCAGCACCAGCTGACTGCCCGCAGGTGTATGCACTATTGTTATCTTCACAGTTTTGTATTGAGAAGTAAGAATTTAATTGGATACCACCATCTAATTTTCTTTGTGTTGAAGTGTATGTTGTACTACCTTCAACACCAGTTACACCCACTAATGTATCTCCTGCACTTACTTTCATTTGATAACTTGCTTCTATCTCACCATTAAACGCTGTACCACAAGAATTATTAACTTCAGTTTCACATGTAATTGTAAAACCGTTGTGTGTAGAATTGTTGGTTAATGCTCCTGTACCTTTCTGTACGCCAGGTAAATCAAAATTGTCTTTACCTGAAGAGGGTGTTTCAGCATTTGGTAATATGTTTCCTGATGTTGCAGTGTCGTTTTCTGCTTTAGCCGAAAGTATAATTAATGTTAGTATTAAGAATGCGTATAACCATTTCATTTTAATATTAATTTAACAATTGATTTTTCACCTAAATATATTTCTGTTTCTGCTTTAGATTTTATACATTGGTATTCTACATTTGCATTATAAACTCTGTTAGCTATTCTTTTACCTTTTAAACAAGTAGACATAGAGTCTTGTATTCTGTGCTCCTTAATTTCTCCTGAGACAATCATTAAAAGAGCTACAACAATTTCTGTCACTGGTGATCTCCGTTACCATTTTTTCTAACTTTATCTTTTAGTTTTTCTACATCGTCTAAAAGTTTTTCAGTTTGTTTTTGTATAAATTGTATATTTACTTTGTTGTGCATCATGTCTTCTATTCTTGTTTCAATCTTCTCAACTGTTTTGTATAGATCTTCTAGTAACATAAACTGTTCTTGGTCAGTTGGTAACTGTTCACTTTTTTTTAATAAGTCTGCTTGGAATAGTTCTCTTGATGTCTCTAAACTTGTTAGTCTAGATGTTACTTCTGTATAAGCAAACACACCCATGGCAACACCAGCTATAATTGCTAGCATATTTTTCATTGGCATACTTATTGATGTGTTCTCACTTATTTTCATTTAAGTTTTTCTATTTTAATTTTTTTAGCATCTTCTTTAGCTTTTAATCTGTCCATTTTTTCTAATTCTTTAGTCATTTCTTTTTGTGCTTTTTTGTCAGCTTTTTCTCTGTCTTTAATACGTTTAACATATGTTTTATAATCAGGTCTTTCATGGCCATATCTAGACCACAAAGTCATAGCTTCAGCTCCGATTTTTCCATCTATAGGGCAAACGGTGCCGGCTGATATCATAGATTCAAACACTCTTTCGTCTTGGCAAAGTATCGCCACGGCCGCTACACGCATCCCAAAATCATTAAGTATTCTAGCTAGTTTTAATCGTTCACAATTTTTATCTATAAAATGTTTTCCCCCTGTAATACCAAGCCCAAACGTTTGTACTCCAAGTGATGCACCTGTGCTACATACGTCTTGTGTCATAGAATTATATGATGGTGCTGATGCTGTTGGTGGCGCTGATTTTATATTAGAATTAGATGTTGAGTTGGTTGTTGTACTAGAAGATGATCCAGTTTCATATGTTGTTGCTCCACCCGTATAGCCACCTTCAATACTTGTGTTGGACCCACTTACGTTTGATTGTGATTCTGCTGGATACGCAGGTTCTGTAAATAATACTAACAATGAAAAGCCGATTATTAACCAGCCTGTAAACCAGTAATTCATCTTGCCCCCTATCATTTAACTTTTTGCCGTCTTTTGGCAAACCGGACATGATTTTTTAAATCTGTTGTGGTTACCACAGACAACTGGCTCTTCTGTTACTTCTTCATATTTAGGCATCTCTTCTTCTAATTTCAAAGCCTTTTGTTCTTCATCAAAACCTTCTCTTAAAAGTTCAGAAGTAGTTTTTTCTTTGCATTTACAAAATTTACCAAAAATTTTTTCTATTAATGATTTAATCATTTTTTTTCTCCTCAATTTCATAGAAGAACTTATCAGTATCTTCTGTTTGCCATTGACCAGAGTCTTCTACTGTCCACTCTGATGTTTGTACTTTCCAATCAGGGATATAATCTTTTACAGTAAAAGAAGGTAAGTCCCAGATTAATCTGTTATTAGGTTGTGCTGCATAGTTGCCATCGTTTAATGCAAGTATGTGAGCGCACTTATGTTCGTGCGGTATTTCCGAATGATCGGTATCTAATATATTACTCTCTGGATGTGCAAAGTCAATGGTAAATAGGTATTTTCCATGATGCCATTTCTTATCTTTTCCAATGTATTTACCGGCTGCGCCGTTTAAAAGATCAAAATTAGTAACAGCAGGGTAGTAAGAAAAACTATTCCACAGTTCCAATTCATCAAGTCTTTTGGTCGGAACAGACTCGGGGTCATAACCACGTTGAATAAAAGCCGATATGGGTAAACGATAAAAGATAGCACCGTTTTCCATGATGGCATGCCAGAGAATAGCTCTGCCGGTAATAGCCGTGATGCCGAAGATAATACAGTCTTCAACTTCGCCATGATTTTTTTTAAGGTCATATAAATACTCCTTTTTTATTTGTGCGTATTGTACAGGTATATTTGCATTTAAGTAAGCCATAATTTATCATTTTATTTGGCCCCAGTTAGGACCGGATTCATAATCAACTTTGTTAGGTACTTCTAAACTAACAGCATTTTCCATAATCTCAACAATTTTATTTGCGTGTTCCGAAGACTCAACAGATATATCCAATTCATCATGTACTTGTATGTGTGGTATAATGCCTTCTTTATACAATTCTATCATTGCTTTCTTTGTCATGTCAGCTGCTGATCCTTGTATTAATTTATTTAATGCTTTGTATGTAAACGCACGTTTAATCCCTGGTCCGTGTTCCAAGAGCGCTGCATCATGTGGTAATGATTTATGTATACCAAATTGATTAGGTTCCCATAAATGAAATCTACACAGTCTACCAAGTAACGTTCTAATTTTACCAGAGTCTTGTGCTCTACTCATTACATTGTCCATTAGTTGTTTAACAAATGGTACTTTGTTATGGTACTGTTTAAACAATGAATCTGACTTATCCTTAGATATACCAAGTTCTGCTTGTAATTTATTTTTACCCATACCATAAAATAAACCAAGATTTATAGTCTTAGCTTGTGATCTAGGTATGTCAGCCATATCAGCAACGATTGTATGAAAGTCTGCATCACCTTCGTGGTAAGCATCTAACACCTCTTCTACTCCATATAAATTTTGTAAAGCTGCATAATGTACTACCAACCTAGGCTCTTGTTGAGAATAGTCAAAACAACCCCATGTATGGTCTTTCTCAGGTATAAATAGAGCCCTGATACGTGGTCCAAGATCTTTGTTACGTGCTGGTATTTGCTGTAGATTAGGGTTAGAGTAACTAAATCTACCGGTTACAGTACCTCCATTATCGGACCTAAGTTGGTTAATGTCTGCATGAATTCTACCTTTATGTGAGTGTTTTAATATGGTATCAATAAACGTAGTATGCGCCTTATTAATCTCTCTAGCTTGAGCAATCTTATTTACCAATGGATGAGGGTGATTCTGCAAAAAGTTTTTAGTAAAAGATGGTGCTTGTGATTTTTCAGTTCTATCGTAATTTAATTTTAGTTTATCAAAAACTTGAGCAATGGATCTTGCAGCCCATATTTGAGTGTCTACTCCTGTTTCTTTTTTTACTGTTTGGATTAACTTATCTTCTTGTAATGCTAACTCTTTCTTTAATGTATGAGCTGCTTGAACGTCTACGCATACTCCTTTAAATTTCATATCAACTAAACAAGGAAACAGTTCCGTTTCCATATCAAAAATAGAATTTATATCTTGATGATCTATTTCTTTTTTAAGTTCTTGCCACAAAGCTAATGTAATTTCTGCATCTTTTTCTGCGTATGCACCCACATAAATTGCAGGTAGTTTATACATTTCTGCTTTAGCGTCAATACCCCAATCCTTTGCTGCTTGATATAAATCTGTTTCATTTTTACCTTTACCAGTGTATCTTTTAGCACAGTTGTTTAAGTCGTAACGCATTTGATTTTCATCAACCAAGGCCGATGCAATCATCGTGTCTATTATTTTACCGTTGATACTTAAACCTAGAGCTCTAATCCAACACACGTCATACATGGCGTTGTGAAATATTTTGTCTACAGGTGTACTAAGAACATCTTGAAACCATTTTAAAACTTTTTTACGATCCATATTACCACCACCTTCGTGAGCAATAGGATAATAACCAGACCAACCAGTCACAGCTACGGCTATACCTGTTACATCTCCTTTACCAACCACAGAACCAGAACCCATTTTTATTAAGTCTGGGTCTTTTGTTTCTAAGTCAATTGCTATTTCATTATACTTTGATAAGTTTGGAAAACTTTCTGGTGGTAGCCATTCTGTTTGTGGTTTAAATAGTGGTATCTGCATCATAATCCCTTTCAAGTATCATTTCTAAATAATGTATTGCTTTTTCTATGTCTTGTCTTTTTCCCTTTGATTGGTGTCTACAAATATATTTTATAGCGTTACCTTCTGCAAAAAGTAATTTGTTTTCATTTATAAATTCAGCAGGTTGTATCTTCATTTTACGATAGTGTTTACCACCTACCTGGTTATCTAATGAATCGTATATTGATTTTTTAAAAATCTCACTGTGGGTCATAGTATGTAGCCTTTCTCATATTTTTTTGGTTCAACAATATGTAAGTTTTCTTTGGTTCGTGTTGCCCCTACATAAAACAATCTATTTTCGTCATCTGGATTTCTTTCATAACTTCTCATAGTATTTTCTGTAAGATCTGTTAACAATACAACATTTTCTGCTTCACCACCTTTAGCTGCATGTATAGTAGATAATTCTATTCTAGGTTTTTCGTTTAATTTTTCTCCGTTCTTTCTCATCTTCCTAAGATAATCTACCTTAGTTTGACCTGCATTGTCAAATGCTTCGTACCAAACTGTTTTAATTTGTAAACCATAATCATTTACAAGTTGATCTATTTCATAAAAAGATCCTTTAGCCATACCTTTTATTTTTTTCTTATGCCAATGTTTGTCACTCATATATTTAGATATGCTCTCTACTTGTTTGTAAGATAAAGGTTGTCCTCTAAGTGCACCTTCCCAAGCTATTGCACATTCATGTAAATCTTGTTCGTTACTTCTTTTATATTTGTTTTTGTAATACAAACCTTGTCTGTACAATGATTCTTCTATGTCATTAAGCATGTGTCTAGTTCTACTTAATACTAACCAATCACCACTTTTCATATCTATACTTTCAATATCAAAATGTTTTTGTAGTGTTCCTTGATTTGTTTTAGGTTCCCATGTTTTATCTATTCTATTTTTAATTTTATTTATTATACCCATAGCTAAACCATGAACTTTAGCAGGTATTCTATAAGACTGTGTTAGTGGTAAGTATTGACCTTTTAAAGCTATAAAAGAATCTACATCTGCACCAGCCCATCTAAATATAGCTTGGTCATCATCTCCTGCAATAAATGCATCCTCTGTTTTTTTCCATATGGTTTTTGCCATGTCCCATTGCATTAATGATAAATCTTGTGCTTCATCTATAAACACTACATCAAATTTTGGAGATAATTCTGACTTGTTAAAATCTAATATCATGTCATTAAAATCCATTAAAACATATTCTTTTTTATAACGTTTTAATTCGTTAGCTATAATTCTGAGTTGATCTCTTTCCAAGTCCTGGGTGTGTTCAGCTAAATCAAACTGTTGTTCTGGTGTAATATTTCTAAGTTGTGCTAATTGTATTATTCTTAAATACTCACTGTCTGATGTAAATATACCACCTTGGTCTTCTTGATAATCTGCGTATGTTACAGGAAATCCTAACTTGTTTCCAAGATCTTTATAGTGTCTTGGTTGCATGACCTGATCTTTTTTCAATCCTAATTTTCTAAAAGCAAGTGAGTGTAGGGTCCTAAAATATGGTAGATCATCCTCACCTAAATTAAAATCTCGCATGGCTCTATCTTTAGCTTCGTTAGCTGCTTTTTTAGTAAATGCAAAATAACCAATTTTATTTGGATCCGTTTTTTTAAGGTAGTCATCAACTTTATTTAACAAAGTTGTAGTCTTGCCTGTTCCAGGTGGTCCTAATACAATTGTTCTCATTAGAAATGATCCTTTGGTTTTAATTCTTTTTGGTTGTAGTCATCCTCTTTTTTATCAAACTGTTTAACTACAAAAACAGATATTCTTTCTTTACCAATACGTTTGTCATCACAGCTACAGGCTTCTTTTAACATCTGTGCTG